TTACAGGCAACCTCATCAACATCAGAAAACTTTTGGAAACCAGAACCAGGTAAACAAGTAGTTAGAATTGTACCTTACAAACATAATAAAGATAATCCATTTATTGAATTATACTTTCATTATAATTTAGGTAACAATAAAACATATCTTTCACCAGTTTCATTCGGTCGTCCAGACCCAGTTGAAGAATTTGCCAACAAATTGAAATCAACTGGAAACAAAGATGAGTGGATTCAAGGAAAACGATTAGAACCTAAAATGAGAACATACGTTCCCGTTGTAGTTCGTGGTCGTGAAAGTGAAGGTGTAAAGTTTTGGGGATTCGGCAAAACTGTATATCAAGAACTTTTAAGTGTTATTGCTGACCCTGATTATGGTGATATTACAGATCCAATTATAGGTCGTGATATTGGTATTGAACGACAAACACCAGCTGAAGCAGGTAATCAGTATGGTAAAACAACTGTTCGAGTTAAACCAAATCAAACACCAATTACAGAGGATAAAACTCTATTAGAAAATGTCTTTGAAAATCAACCCAACTTACCAGAACTTTATACAGAACCAAGTTATGATGATTTAAAAGAAGCTCTTAGTAATTACTTAAATCCTTCAGATGACGATACAGAAACAACAACTACAACTAATGGTGTTTCTGCAACTACTACACCAACTACAAATACTGGAACTACAACAGTTGACAAGGTAGAAGATGCCTTTGATGAACTGTTTAATAGTTAATAGTTAGGTATAGTTAGAATTGATGGGGTGGGGTTTCGTTCCACTCCACTTCATCACATTTTTAGGAGAAAGTTATGACAGATACAGATAAAAGAGATGAATTAGCTAGTGTTATAGCTGATGAATTAAATAAAACCTTTAAACATCAACAGGTTGCGTATTTCTTACAAGATGACGGTACAAACCCAACTAATGTAACTGATTGGATTTCAACAGGTTCGACAATGTTAGATTTAGCTATTGCTAATAAACCAAATGGTGGTGTTGCCGTAGGCAAAATCACAGAGTTAAATGGTTTAGAGGGTAGTGGTAAATCTTTGATTGGTTCTCACTTATTAGCTTCAACACAGAGAAAAGATGGAATTGCTGTTTACATAGATACAGAATCAGCAGTGTCACCAGAGTTTCTTGAAGCGATAGGTGTAGATACAACGAATATGTTATATGTTCATTTAGAAACAGTTGAAGAAGTATTTGAAACTATTGAAACAATTGTTACAAAGATAAGAGAATCAGATAAAGATAAGTTAGTTACAATTCTTGTTGACAGTTTAGCAGCTGCATCTACGAAAGTAGAGATGGATGCTGACTTTGATAAAGATGGTTGGGCGACAGCCAAAGCAATCATCATATCAAAAGCTATGAGAAAAGTAACACAAATGATAGCTCGTCAGAAGATAGCTCTCGTATTCACAAATCAATTACGACAAAAGTTAGGTGTGATGTTTGGAGATCCTTGGACTACAAGTGGTGGTAAGGCTCTTCCATTTCACTCATCAATTCGTGTTCGATTTAAGAATGCTGGGCAAATTAAAGATAGCAGTAAAAAGAATACTATTGGAATTAAAATTAAAGCACAAGTCATTAAGAACCGATTAGGTCCACCAATGAGAACTGCTGAATTTCCATTATATTTTGATACTGGTATTGATGATTGTGGTTCTTGGCTTACAGTAATGAAAGAACACAAGTTACTTAAACAAGCAGGTGCTTGGTACACAATACAACATGCTGATACAGAAACAGGTGAACTTATTAAAGAATACAAATTTCAATCAAAGGATTTTGAAACATTAGTAACAGAGAATCCAGACTTGAAAGAATATTGTTATCAACAGATATGTGATGCTTGTATTCTTAAATATGATAGCAAAGAACTTGGTATTGATGATGTTGAAGAAACTGATGAGGTAGTGGATGAAATCTAAAAAGTTAAAAGAGTTTTTAGAAAAACCAGAAGTCAAGAAACTCCATAAAGAGGCAATGAAACTTCAAGGTATGGATAAACTCATCAAAAAGTTAAAAGAATCCGGTGAAGCATAAATGGAAAAGAAAGACTTAAACGACAAGTTTATATCTTTTTTAGACCAAACCAAAAACGAAGAACACAAATCAGTTACAAGATTGAACGATAGAGTTTTAATAATTGATGGTTTGAACACATTTATTAGAAATTTTAGTGTAGTACCAAGTCTTAACGATGATGGTAGACATGTGGGTGGACTTATTGGTTTCCTTCGGTCAGTAAGATATACTTGTGATATTCTCAAACCTTCAAGATGTATAATTGTATTCGATGGTAAAGGCGGTTCAAAGAAAAGACAAAAGTTATATCCAGAATATAAAGCAACTCGAAAAGTCAAAAAGAGATTGAATAGAAATGTTGATTGGGGAACTGCACCACAAGATGAAGATCAATCAATGCGACAACAAATGGGTAGGTTAGTTGAATATTTAGAACAACTACCACTTACATTAATTTCAGTTGATAATATAGAAGCGGATGATGTGATGGCTTACATTTCACAACAGATACTTACAGAGAGTGATATATTTTTAATGTCAACTGACAAGGATTTCTTACAACTTGTAGATGATAGAGTGAAAGTTTGGTCACCAACCAAAAAGAAGTTATACAATAAAAGAGAAGTTGAAGAAGAATATGGAATACCATCACGAAACATTCTAACATACAGAATACTTGATGGAGATAAGTCAGATAATATAAATGGTGTTCAAGGGGCGGGATTAAAGAGTATAATAAAATATATTGAACCAATTACAGAAGATAAAGATTTCAATGTAATGGATTTAATTGAATATGCAGAAAATTCAGATAAGAAAATAAAACTCTTGGAAAATATCAAAAATAGTAGTAATATACTGAAACGGAATTATCTATTGATGCAATTAAATAAAGTAGATATTCCAGGTCATATAAAGTTGAAGATACAAGGAGCTGTGGACAGAGAAGTTCCACAGTTAATAAAACACAGGTTTCAAGTGATGTTTCTTCAAGATAAGTTAAGTAATCATATAAAGAATTTTGATAGTTGGATTACAGAATTTACAAGATTGAATAGATATAAAGGATTAAGCAAGATTGACAAATAATTTAGCAGATTTTGGGCATACATTTCAAATAAAGATATTATCATCTTTAATGGCAGATACCAATTTCATTGCACAAATTTATGATATATTTGATGAAAGTCATTTTGATAATGATAGTCTAAAATGGATAGCAAAAGAATGTAAGTTGTATTATGATGAATATAAACAACCAATAACATTAGATGTATTCAAAGTAAAGGTAAGTGAAGTCCATAATGATATTCTTAAAGCAACCATCATTGAAACACTTAAAGAGGTAGTTAGATATTTAGAAGCACCAGATTTAGAATTTATTAAAGACCAAGCACTTAATTTCTTTAAGAACCAAACATTGAAAAATGCTATTATTGAAAGTGTTGAGATACTTGAAAACAAAGGTGATTTTGATACGATAAAACAATTAGTTGATAATGCTTTACGAGCAGGAGCTGAGAGAAATATTGGACACGAATACATTGATGATATAGAGGCACGATATTCAGAGATGGCTCGTGAAACAGTTGAAACTCCATGGGATGTGTTGAATGATTTAACACAGGGTGGTTTAGCTGCTGGAGAACTTGGAGTGATAGTTGCACCCGCAGGTATTGGTAAAACTTGGATACTGTGTGCATTAGGAGCCGGTTCAATGAAACGGGGTTCAAATGTTATTCATTATACATTAGAATTAAATGAAGCATATGTAGGATTAAGATACGATAGTGTATTTACAGGGATAGCTAATCAGAACTTAAAGTATCATAAAGATGAGGTGAAACAAAAGATTGAAAATGTAGAAGGTGAACTTATAGTTAAATACTTTCCAACAAAGACAGCATCAGTAAATACAATATCAGCTCATCTACAGAAATTACGAATGATGGGAAAAGATTTTAATATGGTTGTAGTTGATTATGCTGACATTCTTAAAGATACAGGATTTGCAAAAGAGGTTAGACACGCTCTTGGTAATATCTATGAAGATTTAAGAGGTTTAGCAGGTGAGTTCGGTATTCCAGTTTGGACAGCATCACAAGCAAATCGTTCAGCATTAGATGAAGATGTGATTGAAGCACAAAAGGTTGCTGAGAGTTATCAAAAGATTATGACTGCTGACTTCGTTGTTTCATTAAGTAGAAAAGTAGAAGATAAGATTGGTAATACAGGAAGATTTCATATTATTAAAAATAGATTTGGACCTGATGGGTTAACTTATCCAGCGAAGATAAACACAAACACAGGTGCTGTTGAGATATATGAGGCTACAAGTGTTGGTGGAAAAGAACAACAACAGAAGATAGATAATAGAGATAACCTTATGAAGAAAATGTTATCAAGTAGATATGACGATTTAATGGGAGAAGAATAATGTTATATGGATATATAGAAATACCAGAAGATTATTGGGTAAGTTCACATAATGTGGAATACATTATAGTTGAAAGTCAGTAATTTTACAATAGCACCAGTTCAACGGATGGCTATTCAGTCATTCGTTGAAAAGTGGCACTATTCACATTCAACAAATGGAGTTCAACAAACTCAATGTTTTGCTCTATATGATGATGGTGAAATTCCACGATTGATTGGAGCTATGATTTATGCATTACCATCAATGAAAGCAACAGCAGCTAGATACAATCCAGATAATCCATTGGGGTGTTGGGAGTTACGAAGATTGTGTTGTATTGATGATACACCAACAAATACAGAGAGTTTTTTTATTGGACAAACATTGAGGTGGATTAAGAAAAACACAGATATTGAGGTGATAGTTTCCTATGCAGACTTAGAGCAGGGTCATGCGGGTGTAATTTACAAAGCCTCGAACTTTATCTACTTGGGCCAGAGTGGTGGTGGTAGAGTTCTTATGGTAGATGGTAAAAAATATCATGCCCGCTCTCTCAATCAAAAAGAGAAACCATATGGTAGAGAATTAAAGAGAAGATGGGAAAACAAAGAAGGTCACGATTGGTGGGATTCGGAAGAAGATAATATGTATTTCGTTGATACAAAACCAAAGAATATTTATGTGTATTATCTAAATAAAAAAGTAAAGAAGAAATTATTGAAGTTACATAATGGATAAATATTGCGATACATCGAAGGTTGTAATTTTACCAACAACAAAAGAAGTTGTTTATAAGATGATTACAAAAAAACATTATGCTAAAAAATGGACTGCTTCAACTAACATATATGGAGTATATTGGGATGAAGGTGATTCACCATTTTTTGATGATAGAAAATTGAAATTGATAGGTGCTGTTTTATACGGGCATCCATCTGGTTTTAGAGTAGTAAAATCCGTATCAGAAGATTTAGAAATAGGCGAAGTGTTAGAATTAAAACGACTATGGATTGCTGATGGGTATGGTAAAAATATAGAATCGTTTGTAGTATCGAAAACATTAAAAATGTTAAGGAAAGATGATTCAAATGTTAAGGTTATTATTTCATTTGCTGACCCAGTTCAGAACCATCAAGGAACTATTTACCAAGCAACCAATTGGATTTATCAGGGAAGAAAAGTAAGTCGTGGAGATTTTTATGAATATAAATATCCAAATACCGATGTGTGGTTATCAGATAGAGCAATCGGAGCACAACTTGGAAGTAACGCACTTGATAATGTATTAAAGAAAATACCTGATATGGAATATAGAGTTAAAATGAGAAAACATAGATATTTATATTTCCTATGTAATAAACAAGAGAAAAAGAAACTTATGAAAAGTTTAAAACATCCAATCAAACCATATGGATTTGCCTGTG